TATGTCCAAGGTCGGCGGCCTTTGCGAAGATTGCCTCGCGGCTGGCCGCTTCACTCCGGCCGAGATCGTGCACCACGTGCAGGAGATCACGCCGGAGAACATCGACGATCCAAGCATTACTCTTTCATTTTCGAACCTTCGCGCCGTATGCCGCGAGTGTCACGCGATCGAACACGGCGCGCACGTGAAACGCTACAAGCTGGACGAGCTGGGGCGCGTAGTCTTCCGGGATTGATGCCCCCCTGTAAATGTTTTACACAAAAGGGCCGTGGGACCGGTAGGGGCTCCCTAATTTTTTGAAAATACACACGAATTGCCAAAACTGAACTGGTTTGGGTTGGGTTTGGGCGGAATTCGGCGGAGTAGGAGCAAGCAATGCCGAAGAAGAAACGCGAATCCGCGGAAAATTACATATACGCCTATTACCAAGCAATGCAAAACGGGTCCGTAGTTGTAGGCAAGTGGGTGCGGATGCTGTATGAGTACGTTATCGCGGGCATCGAGGCGCACGAATTCGCCTACGACGGGCGCAAATCGCACGCGGCCATAGATTGGATCGAGGCGCATTGCTTCCACACGGAAGGCCCGCTCGCGCCGGGGCCGTTGCTGTTGACCTTATGGCAAAAGGCGATGCTGTCGTGCATCTTCGGGCTTGTAGACGAAGACGGAACGCGGCATTTTTCCGAAGTGTTGCTGATTATAGCGCGGAAACAAGGCAAGTCCTTATTGGCCGCGGCGATCGCAAAATATATTTGGTGGCTCGAGGGCGGCTACGGGTCGAAGGTGTATACCCTCGCTCCGAAGCTGGAACAGGCCGACATCATTTACAACAACGTGTGGCAAATGGTGCTCCTCGATCCCGAGTGGCAGACGCGCAAGGCACAGTACGAAGACAAGAAGACGCGCCGCGAGCTCGGCGACGATCCCGAGTTGGCGCGGCACAGGGCGACCGACCTTTATTTGCCGAGCAATAACGGCACCGTTAAAAAGATTGCTTTCTCGGCCAAGAAGTCGGACGGCTTCAACCCGTCGTTGTGTATATGCGACGAAATAGCCGCGTGGGAAGGCGACCGGGGCTTGAAGCAATACGAAGTCATGAAGTCCGGCATGGGCGCGCGCGGCGGTAATGCATTAATGTTCGCGTGTAGCACGGCCGGTTACGTGTCCGGCTCTATATACGATGAATTACTCGGGCGTGCGACCCGTTTTTTATTGGGCAACAGTAAAGAACGGCGGCTCCTGCCCTTCCTGTATATGATCGACGACCCGGAGCGGTGGAACGATATTAACGAGTTGCAGAAAAGCAACCCGAATTTGGGCGTTTCCGTGTCGGTCAATTTCTTACTTGAAGAAATCGCGATCGCCGAAGGCTCGCTATCGAAGAAGGCCGAGTTTTTGACGAAGTATTGCAACGTAAAGCAGAACTCGTCCCTTGCTTGGTTACCCGGCCCTGCGGTGGAGAAGTCCGGCGGCGCGCCGTTGCGGCTGGAAGATTTCGCCGAGTGCTACGCGGTCGCCGGTATCGACCTTTCGCGTACAATCGACCTTACGGCCTGCACGTGCGTGATTGAGCGCGGAGGGGAGCTGTACGTATTTGCGAAGTTTTGGCTACCAGCCGAGAAGCTACGCGAAGCAATGGCACGCGATGCCCTGCCATATGACTTATACGTGCAACGCGGCTTCCTCGAGCTGTCCGGCGATAACTTCGTCGATTATGAAGATTGTGCGCGCTGGCTCCGGGAACTGGTGGAGAAGTACCGCATATACCCGTTGCAAATCGGGTACGACCGTTATTCGTCAACGTACCTAATTAACGATTTGAAGGCCTACGGATTCCATACCGATGATGTTTACCAAGGCTTTAATTTGACGCCTGTTATTCGGGAATTTGAGGGCCTTCTAAAGGACGGCAAAGTGCACATAGGCGATAACGACCTATTGAAGATACACCTTTTAAATGCCGCGCTGAAACAGGACGCAGGAACCGAGCGCGTAAAGCTCGTAAAACTGCAAGAGCAAGACCACATCGACGGCGTGGCCGCGTTGATGGATGCCTTTACGGTGCGGCAAAAACATTGGCCCGAGATCGGCGGGCAGTTAACGAATGAGAGGTAGAACACATTGAGCCTTTTTGACAGACTATTCGGGCGGCAGGTAAAGCAGGAACCGTCAGCGCGTGACGAGGGCGTTTTTAGGCTTCTTAACGGCTACCGTCCAGCATTCCACAGTTGGAACGGCGAGTTATACGAAAGCGAGCGCGTGCGCGCGGCCATCGATGCCAGGGCGCGTCACATCTCCAAACTGCACGTAGAAATCAAAGGCACCGCGAAACCGGCCTTGCAGAATCGCTTGCGGCTTGGGCCGAACGAGTGGCACACGTGGTCGCAATTCCTGTATAGGGCCTCAACCCTGCTCGATATGCAAAATACGCTTTTGATCGCGCCCATCATTGACAAGAGCGGCGAAACGACGGGCGTTTATCCGCTGTATTACCGGGCCGTGGAGTTGGTCGAATACAAGGGCGAGCCGTGGGCGCGTATCACGTTCCACAATAACGAGCGCGTCGCGATCGAATTACGGCGGCTCGGAATCATGACGCGCTTTCAGTATAAAAACGATTTCTTCGGCGAGAACAACAAGGCCTTGCATCCAACTATGGAGTTGGTGAACATTCAAAACCAAGGCATCGAGGAAGGCGTCAAATCGGCCGCCACGTTCCGTTTTATGGCCACGTTGAACAACTTTTCAACCGACGCGGATTTGGCGCGGGAAAGGGAACGTTTTACGTCCTTGAACATCCGCGGCGCAGATGCTGGCGACGTCCTGTTATGGCCGAACACCTATAAGGACATAAAGCAGATTGAAAGCAAACCATTTGTCGTAGATGCCGAGCAGATGGCCGCCATAGACAAGAACGTGTTTAACTATTTCGGCGTTAACGAGGACGTCTTACAAAATAAGACGGTCGGCGACAGTTGGTCGGCCTTCTACGAAGGCGCGGTCGAACCGTGGTCGATTCAGTTTTCGGAAGTGCTCACCAAGATGCTATTTACGCAGACAGAGCGCGAGCGCGGAACGTTCGTGATGGCTACGGCAAACCGTATGCAGTACATGAACAACGCCGACAAGCTGGCCGTTTCTGCGCAGATGGCCGACCGGGGCATTATGACCCGCAACGAAATCCGCGAGATTTGGAACATGCCGCCGCTACCCGCAGAAGTCGGCGACACCCTGCCAGTACGCGGCGAGTATTACAACTTGGGCGAGGATCAAGCCGAACCCGCAACCGACGAACTAACAGAACAGGAGGCGAACACAGATGCCGAAATGTGATAACAGAGAATACCGCACCATGCCGGTTATGTCCGGCAAGGAAGAACGCGCCGAACAGCGCATCGATACAGATTTCTACGTCGAAGGCTTCGCGACCACGTTTAACGACCCTTACTTGCTTTGGGAGGATGGAGGATACAAATTCTTCGAGCAGGTCGACCGGGCCGCGTTCGACGGGGCCGACATGTCCGATGTTATCTTCCAGCATAACCACGAAGGCAAGTGCTTTGCCCGCACCAAGATGCGCGCAGGCACCGCACCGACCTTAATTCTCGAGCCGCAGGAAAGCGGCCTTTTTATTGCCGCTGATCTCGGCATGATCGCCGAAGGGCGCGAGGAATACGCCGCCATTACCGGCGGTTTGGTCTATCAAATGTCCTTCGCCTTTACCGTCGCCGAAGACGAAATAATCGAGCTCGGCGACCGCGAATATTTGAGAACCATTAAAGCCATCAAGAAGGTGTACGACGTTTCGAGCGTGGATATGCCAGCGAATCCGAACACCTCTATTGATACACAGACCCGAGCCGCGTTCGAGGGATTCATCGAACAGCGGGCGCAGGAGTTGCGCAGGATCGAGGAAGAAGCAATCGCAAAAAGAAAACTTATTGCACTAATTAACCTTTAGGAGGCCAACAGATGGAATTTGACTTCTCCAACAAGGAAATGCAGGAACTCGAGGCAAGACGCGCCGAAATCGTCGAACAGGCGACCGAAGAACGCACCCTCGAGGAGCTGAACGCCTTTAAGGCCGAAAAGACCGCCATCGACGAAGAAATCGCCAAGCGGCAGAAGGCCGAATCCGAAAGACGGAGCATTGCGGAAGCAATCGCAAACGAATCCGTCGAAACTGTCCCCGTAACTGAAAAGAGAGAGGAAAAAAAGATGGAAAACATCGAAATTAGAAACACCAAGGCGTATATTGACGCCTTCGCAAACTACGTAAAGACCGGCGACGACACCGAGTGCCGCGCCCTGCTCACCGACGGCGTAACGGGCGGAACCGTACCCGTGCCCGAATTCGTAACCGAAGTAATCGCCGAACGGCTCAAGGCATCCCCGATCCTGTCCCGCGTTCGCAGAATGAGCGTTCGCGGCAACGTAAAGGCATCCTTCGAACTTTCCGCACCCATCGCGGCCCAGCACACCGAAGGCGGCGCGGCCGTAACGGAAGAAGCCCTCACGCTGGGCATCGTAACCATGATCCCGAAGACTATGAAGAAGTGGGTATCCTTCTCCGACGAAGTCGCAGACAATAGCGAAGAATTCCTCCGCTACATTTACGACGAAATCACCCGCGGAATCATCAAGGCAAGAGAAAAGGCCGTTATCGATGCCATCCTCGCCGCCCCGCAGACCGCAACCGCTACCGCGCCCGCAGTAGCTAAGACCGGCTCCGCCGCTGGTGCCATTACCGATCTTATCGATGCTCGCGCGCTTCTGTCCGATGCCGCCGAAGACATCGTCGTTATCGTATCCCCGGCAGACTATGCCCAGTATAAGGGCCTCCAGTTTGGCGCAAGCTACGGCGTCGACCCGTTCGACGGTCACGACGTCATTATCTCCAACTATGCCACCGTGCCCATCGTTGGCGACCTCGGCGGCGTGATCGAGAATCTGCCCAAGGGCGACGAAGTCGAATTCAAGTACGACGATACTTCCCTCATGACCTCCGACATGATCCGCCTGCTTGGCAGACAGCCCGCCGCAATCGCGGTTGTCGGCAATCTGTTCTTCGCCAAGGTGTCCGCTTAATAGGAGGCCAGCGAATGAAGGTCGAGCTTTTGCGTAGCACCAACGTGCGGTTTGCCGCTGGAGCGGTGCTGGATGTCCCCGACGAGGAAGGCGCACGGCTTATCGCTTTTAGGCTTGCCGCAAAAGTGGTCGAGAAGAAGTCCGAGGCGAAGACCCCGGCGAAAAAGAAAAAGGCTTAATTCCTCCAAGGATTGGGCAAGGCGGCTCGCGTGTATTTGCTCCACACGCTGGCCGCCATTTTATAAGGAGCAACCGAAGGCATCGGCGTTTTGCCGTTGTTGATGTGGCGAGGGCCGCGACCTCCTTTTAACGGCCCGCCACTTTAGGGAGGACGCACAATGCTTAACATCGTAAAAACCGCGCTACGGATTGCCGGAAACGCGTTCGACGCTGAAATCGAATTGTTAATCGCCGCGTGCCTCGAAGAAATGGCAGGCCTTGGCGTGGTAGTTAATACCGACGCGGAAGGCGTGCCGACATCCTCGCAGGTGCAGACGGCCATTATTGCATATTGCAAATGGCAGTTTGGTGACAACGACAACAAGGCGGATTTCGAGGCGATCTATCACACGAAATTAGCGCAGTTAAAGACAATGGACGGCCACACGGATTGGGAGGTATAGCCGATGGATAGAAGCATAGCTTTTTATCTTGTGTCGGATGCGTACACCCAAGACGCGATTGGCCAGCACGTGGCAACGCGTGTACGCCGTTTGGTATATGGCCGGATCAACTCGGCATCCCGTGCGGAATGGTCGGCGGCTGGCGAGCTCGGCATAAAACCCGAGTATCAATTAACCATGTTCGGCCCCGACTACAACGGCGAGGATACCGTCGAAATGGAAGTCAACGGCGAAACGCGGGTATATGGCATATACCGCACATACCAGCGCACCAACGACGACTTGGAATTGTACCTCGAATGGAAGGTCGGAGAATCAAACAATGCCGAAGACATTAACAACGGGACAGTTTGAAACGGCCATTAACTCCATTTTGGCGCAGTACAAAGGCGCGGTCGATGAAGACGTCGCCGAAGTAACGCGCGCCGTAGGTCGCCGAACGGTGCAGAAGGTACAACAGAACATCGACGCCGCGGGCATTAACGGCACGGGCGAATATAAGCGAAGTATCGCGGTTAAGAACACCAAGGATGCGGCCAGGAACTATAACGAGGCCGTTATCTATGCAAAAGACCCGCACTACCGCTTAACGCACCTGCTTGAATACGGCCACGCCGTCGTAACAGCCGGAGGGCGCAAGCCCGGCCCCGGCAAGAAAACCTTTGTGCAGGCCCGCCCACATTGGGCAGAAGCCGAGCGCGAAGCAATCAAAGAATTTGAGCAACGCCTAAAGGAGGCCATCGAAAGCAAATGAGCATAGAACAGATGCGCGCCATTCTTGAAGGCGTACAAGGATTCGCCGAAAAGGTCACCTATTGGGAATGGCCTATCGGTGAATCCCCAGCCCTGCCCTTCGTGTGTTTCTTCACGAATGAGGACGCAGAATTCGCCGCGGATAACGTGACCTATTACGCAAGGCCGCGTTTTTCCGTCGAACTGTACTCCAAGTACCGCGACCCAAGTTTGGAAGCACGCTTCGAAGCCGCATTCCGGGCAAATGATCTATTTTACACCAAAGAGGCCGTCTACCTCACCGACGAACGGTGCTGGGAAACGGTATACACCATTTAGGAGGCCTAAAAATGGCAGAAAATAAAGTCCGTTTCGGTCTTAAAAATGTTTATTACGCTGTACTGACCGAGGGAAGCACGAACACGTATGCAACCCCGGTTGCCATCCCCGGTGCCGTTTCCTTAACGCTTGATAGCAACGTTTCGGACGGCTCCTTTTATGCGGACAACATCACATATTACAAGACCTTTAGCAATAACGGCTATACCGGCTCGCTTGAAATGGCGCGCATTAGCGATGCTATGCTCTCGGATGTTTTCGGTTTTGAAACTGGCCAAAACAACATCCTCGCAGAGCGTTCCGGCGTGACCCCTAAGCCGTTTGCGCTTATGTTCCAAATCGAAGGCGATGTCGATGCAGAATTAAACGTCCTGTATCGTGTCGTGCCGACTTCCAAGCCCTCCGCAGGGTCCGAAACCGTCGGCGAAAGCGTGGAACCCGGTACGCAGGCATTCGACTTCGAAGCCCTGCCGCTGGTAACTGGTACGGAAGCACAGCTCGGCCTTGTACGGTCCCGTACAACCGACGAAACCGCGGACACCGTCAAAAGTGCGTGGTTTACCGCGCCCACGTTCCCCACGGTATAAAAAACACGGGCGGGCCTTCGGGTCCGCCTTTTCGTTTACTTGAAAGGAGCAAGCAAGTATGAAACGTACCGTATCGTTTAACGGCAAAGAGTGCACCATCGTAAATAATGCCCTGTTGCCGCGCAAATACCGCCACCAATTCGGGCGCGATTTGATCGTCGACATGCAGAAGATGGCGGACAGTTACAAAAGCAACCCGGACGCGGTTAACACAGACGTACTGGAAAACATCACATGGCTGATGCTGAAAGAAGGCGGCGAAGACGTAGGCGGCACCGTAGAAGAATGGCTCGCGAGCCTCGACGACACCTTCGCGATTTACGAGATTATCGAAGATGTGCTCGGGCTGTGGGTAAACGGCCGCGTCACCACTTCGGCGGTAAAAAAAAAGTAGCTGAAACAACGCGCCAACCAAACGGCGCAATTTTTATGTTGCGTTGCGCTGAACTCGGTTTATCGGACGAAGCCTTGCAAGATATGACGATAGGCATGGTTTACGACCTTATAGCCGAGAAGGCAAACGACATGGAAGATTACCCGAAGAAAGCAACCCAGGACGATATAAAGAGGTTTTTCGGATAAATGGCAGGAACTATAAAAGGCATAACGATTGAGATTGGCGGCGACACCACAGGACTAGACAAGGCCTTAAAGGGTGTCAATTCCGAAATTAAATCGACGCAAAAACAATTAAAGGACGTCGACAAGGCGTTAAAGCTCGACCCGGGCAACGTGGAATTACTGGAGCAAAAGCAACGGCTCCTTGGTGCCGCGGTTGAGGAAACGACGCAGAAGCTCGACATGCTGAAGACCGCGCAGGAACAGGCGGCGGAACAGCTCGCAAAAGGCGAGATCGGGCAAGAGCAGTACGACGCGTTAACGCGGGAGATTGTCAAGACCGAGGCGGCCTTACAGGATGCCAAAAAGGCGGCGAGTGATTTTAGCGTAGGCCTTGAGCAGGCCAAGGCGGCGGCGGAAAAGGTCGGGAGCGCGGCGCAGACCGTAGCGGATAAGACGAAGAAGCTGTCCGGAGCGGCGGCTGGCCTCGTGACTGCGATCGGTGCTGCGGCCTACAAGACCGTGCAGATGTCCGACGACTTGAACACGTTATCGAAGCAGACCGGCATCAGCACAGAAGACCTGCAAAAAATGTCATACGCGGCCGACTTGGTCGATGTATCCGTCGACACGATAGCTGGATCAATGACCAAGTTAACGCGGAACATGTCGAGCGGCTCGGCATCCGCTACGGCGGCGTTTGACCGTATCGGCGTATCTGTGACGAACGCAGACGGAACCCTGCGCAATACCAACGAGGTATTTTACGAAGTCTTGCAGGGCCTGTCGCAGGTCGGCAACGAAACCGAACGCGACGCGCTGGCAATGGACATCTTCGGCAAGTCCGCGTATGATCTCGCGCCGATCATCGACGATGGCGGGGCAAGTTTGCAGGCCCTCGGCGAAGAAGCCTCCGCGCTTGGCCTTGTGCTGGATCAAGAAACCCTTGACAGCCTTAACGCCGTAAACGATCAAATCGACCAGTTAAAGGCGAAGGCCACCGGCGAAATAGCGGTCGCAGGCGCAAAGGCAATGGAAGTCCTCGCGCCGGTGCTCGATTCCATCATCGAAAAGGTGTCCGCGTTGCTGGATTGGATAGGAAACCTTGACGAAAGCCAGTTGCAGACCATTATTACCGTGGCGGCAGTAATTGCGGCCATATCCCCGATTGCTGGCCTTATAGCGGGCATTTCCGGGGCAATAACGCAATTCCTCACCATTTGGCCGCAGGTAAAGGCGGTCGCGGCTGGCGTAAAGGCCTTTGCTATGGCGAACCCGCTTGCGTTGGTCGTGGCGGCTATCGTGGCCCTTGGCGCGATCATTTACACGCATTGGGACAAGATAAAGCCGATACTTGAAGCCGCATGGGAGAAGGTCAAGGACGTCTTCGGCAAGATTTCCGAGAAGATTTCGTCCGCGATGGACACCGTAAAGGAAGTCTTTGAAACCGTAAAGGAAACCATCCTCGGCATTTGGGAGGCGATCGTCGGCGGCGTAAAGGAAAAAATAAACGGCGTTCTGCTTATCGTTAACGGCCTTATTGATGGCATTAACGGCCTTTCCGGCAAGGCAAACGGCCTGTTAGGTGCGTTCGGCTTGAGCATCCCAAGCATCGGGCACGTTCCGTACTTGGCACAGGGCGGCACGCTGTCCAGCGGATCGGCAATCGTCGGCGAGGCTGGCCCGGAACTGCTCACCATGAGCGGCGGCGGCGCACGCGTAACGCCGTTAACGACCTCAACCACGACCATAAACACAATCAACAACACATCACAAAGGCCCGTACAAATCGAGCTTGTTTGCGACGGGGTGAGCCTCGCGAAAGCTATGTATAACCCATTGAAGCAGGTATCGAAGCAGTACGGCCCATCATACGTCAAATAGGAGGCGGCGAATATGGCGAACTTCACATTGAAAATAAACGCCGTCGATTATTCCGCGTACATCCAGCAGGAAACCGACATCACCGAGGAAATGACGAAAGTTATTGGCCCGGCGCAGGCCCCGGCCGTAGACGGAACCACGATACCCGACCTCGTAAAGGTCAAATGGAATCCGTCTTTCCTTCTGCGGCCATTGCCTCAACCGATGATGGCGACCCTCATTTCCTTGATGGAGCGGGAAACGGTCGAACTCGAGTACACGAGCGTTAAACTCGGAAACGCGACCTTGCGCAGTATTACGGCGATTCCGACTTCCATTACGGTTAAATTCGCGACGATGTTTAACGGCGTGCGCATCTACGAGCCGACCCCGATTTCGTTCGAGGAGGTGTAACAGCGCGTGAATTACATCAAATACGGCGACTATAAATTCCACGGCAACTCGAACAGATGGGGAACCGATGGTCTTTTTATGTCGGGCGCGTGCGAACAGCTTGTCGCGCTATTTGGCAATGAGCTTGCCGCGGATTCCTTAACGTTCGTCGTTAATTCCGAGGCACTCCAGCAGGGAAGCGAAACCGAACCGACCTACGTTTATTTGCTGGACGTGAACGAAAAGCCAATCAAGACCAGCGATGGCAAATTCCTTGTCGCGCGGCCTTGGTACCCGGACTACCGGGAATTCACCGCGGGCGCGGTGCTCGATCTGTACAACAACCCCAGCGGAACCGTTATAGGCCGATTCTACGTGGAGGAAGTCAAGCAAATTTCCCGCAAAACGGTGCAGTTTAGATGCACGGACGGCATCGGGATGCTATCGAAGATGACCGACCACAAGGGCGGGCTGTATCTACAGGCCCTCACGACTACGGCGGGAACCGTTATAAACGAGATTTTCGCCGGGTCGGGGCTGTCTTATACGGTCAACTCCGAAGTGGCCAACTTGCAGTTAATAGGCCACCTTCCGCGGGCGAACAGGCGCGAGAACTTGGCGCGCATCTTGACCGCGACGGGCGCATCCTGCACCGAGAAAAACGGGCGGTTAGTTATCGAGAATCTGTACTATGGCGGGTCGCAGACGACCACATCTTCCCGCGTTTACTTGGAGGGCGGCTCGGTGTCGTACCTGTCCCCGGCAACCCGCGTCGAGGTAGTTGAGCACAACTTCTACGCGCTGGATACCGACGAGGAAGAAACGCTTTTTGACAACGCCGACGATGCGGCGACAGCATACAACCAGTTAGTCATTTTTGACGAACCCTGCCGAGATTTGACCGTTTCCGGGTCGTTGACCATCAACGAAAGCAACGTCAATTATGCCGTCGTTTCCGGCATCGGCACGCTAACGGGAAAGCCTTACACGCACACCAGGCGCGTTATGGCACGCAATACCGGCGTAAATGCGGCGGAATATGTCGTGCGAATTGAAGATAACGAGCTCGTATCCTCGTACAACTCGCAGAACCTTTTGCGGCGCATGGCGAACTACTACAAATGCACCTTGTCGATCCAGTACGAGCAAATCGACCCGACGGGCACAATCTTGCCTGGAACCTCGCTCGATGTCGTCGACCCGTTCGGCGTTCGTCGGTCCGGCTTTATTTCGCGAAAGTCCTTCCCGATCGGGAACAAGACCAAGGCGCAAATGGATGTTCTCGTGGATTTCGTTTCCGGGCCGTTCGGCGGCTCGTATGACCGTAGCACGGTTTTTGACGCCTCGAACATATCCAACGGGCGGTTAACCTTCCCGGCCGCGATGGTCGGAAAACAAGCCCTTGTCGTCTTATTTGGCGGCGCAGGTGGCGGACAAGCCGGATACGACGGCACAGATGGACAGGCCCCGAAAAGCAGGTCCGACTATGAAAGCCGAACCCTCGCGCGAGGCGGAACAGGCGGCGAGGGTGGCGCGATCGGTGAGCGCGGAAACATCCTCACGTTTACGGTCGATGCTTTACCAGCCTATTACACCGGCGCGGCTATCGGAACAGGCGGCGAGGGTGGTACAGAAAACGGCGAGTTAGGCCAGCCAGGAACCGCTACGACGCTTGGCGGCTATTCCTCGGACGATGGCGTGCAGTTGCTGTCCGTCTATCAAGATTTCATAACGGGCACCTTCTACGCCGAAGAAACCCAAGCCGGGAAAAAAGGCGGCTACGGTGGCGCGGCATTTGAGAACGGCCCGCCGGATCGCTCCGGCAGTTATGGAAACATGGGCGGAACTGTGCTCGTGCGTGATGGGCAACAGGTCACCGAGTATTACTTCGGCGGTATTGGCGTTGCGGGGAACTATTACCGATATAACCAGTACAACGTTTACAACGGATCCGCAGGCGGTGGCGGTGCGGCATACGGGCAAGAAGGCGACGACGGAAGCACGCAGACCGAAGAAGGCGCGACGCTTGCCGAAATGCATTGGTCGAAAGGCGGCGACGGCGCGGATGCGGTCGCGGAATCCCGCGTGCCTGCCCCAACCTGTACCGGCTACGGTGGCCACGGTGGCGGCGGTGGCGGCGGGGCATTCCTTTGCCAAACCTACAACCGCAACACGGGCGGCGAAAGCTGGGGAAGCAACACCGCCGGTAAAGGCGGCAAAGGCGGCGCAGGCGGCAAAGGCGGCGACGGCCTGATCTTGGTTTATTGGCATTCTTAAAGGTGGTGAACATATGCCTTATATAAACGTAAATGACGCGTATATCATGGACAACACCGGCAAGCAGGTCGATGATGCCGTAGATTATGCGCTCGCGAATAGCAACCGAAATCTGCTCGATAACCCGTGGTGGGGTAGCGGGGAAGTCGTGAACCAAAGAGGCGTTACAAGTGCTACCGTCACGAATAATACTTATTTTATTGACCGTTGGCTCACCACTTATGGCTCTGCGGCTGGAACTTACTCTCTCGGTAGTGCAGGTCTTACGCTTACTCCCGCAAGCGGGACAACCATAACGGTCTTTCAGCGGCTTGCAAATGCGGCGGCGATAAACGGGAAAACTATAACACTGTCCGCAATGATGGGGAATGGGACGATATACAGCGGAACCATAGCAAGGACAAACGGAACAGCACAAGTCGCATTTAGCAATTCCGCTATTGCGTTGGTGATGCAATCCGACAACACCTTTAGAGTTAATGTTTATTCTGCGCAAACCGTCCGTGCCGTCAAACTCGAACTCGGCTCCTACTCCACGCTGGCGAATGATGTAGCGCCGGATTATAAGCCGGAATTAGACAAGTGCCAGTATAGGTGTGTTGTATATGACCTACCCGGCAACTTCTTGTTCTGCCGTGGAATTGCTACAAGTAGCACTAATATTCGTGGAATTATCGACCTCCCAACAAGTATGGCAGGGGACAGGACACCAACCATTTCTCTTACTGGAAGTTTAACAACTCCACAGGGGAACACGATTACGGCTATTACGGCGGCGAATACGGCAAGAAACAATAAACTTGCTGTTAACTGCACCGTCAGTAGCGTGACGAGCGGAAATGCATATGACATTTTCACAGGAAGCGCAACGCCTAAAATCGTCATTTCCGCAGACCTCTAAATCTGCAAACAAACCCGCAAACAATCTTGCAAACACCTTTGCCAAACTGCAAATTTAGCAAACAGCCTACGGGCGGAAAGGATCAAAAATGTATTTCGTAAATCAGTATATCAAGAAGACCGACACCACCATTACAAAGGCGGCCTACGACAAAACGACACTCTACGACGCAAAAGCGGAGTTTTTCCGCAGACAGGGGCAGGCGATGGCCGCTTCCGATACCGTGTGGACAATGTGCATCATCATCGACGAGGACGGAGCCGTGCACATGTCCGATAAGTGCGTAAAACCCATCGAGGAACCGGCGGAGGCGTAACAAATGTCCGAGGCGATTTTATCATCGCTTATAACAGGCCTTTTGGCCTTGCTTGGCGTCTACGCGGCAAACCGCAAGAGTGCGGCCCTTATGGAATATCGCCTAAAACAGCTCGAAGACAAGGTCAACAAGCACAACAATTTAATAGAACGGATGTACGCGGTAGAAGAAAAAACAACCGTTCTCGAAGAAAAACTCAAAGTCGCGAATCATCGTATCGAAGATTTGGAGGCAAACAAATGAACCTATCAAAAAAGTGGCTACGCGCGGCCCTTATACGCGCCATAAAGACCGTGGCACAAACGGCGGTGTCGATGCTCACCGTTGGGCAGTATTTCGCCGACGTGGATTGGCTCGGCGTTCTGTCCATTTCTGCGGTGGCCGGGATCATATCCATACTCACCAGCATTGCGGGCCTGCCGGAGGTTGACGAATAATGCGGCCCCTTCCCTGCCTGCATATGCCCGAGAAGGGCGACCCGTACTTCAATACCAAATCGGCGGGCGGGTATTCCCCGTGCGCGCTGGGCAACCCTGCCGCACGCGTCGAAGGCTTGAACGTGCTTCCAAATTGCGTCGGCTACGTGGTCGGCGCGTTTAACGCCCTCGGCGACTACGGGTGCATTAAATGGCTCGCGGCCCGTGGCAACGCCTGCGACTTCGTAAAGATCGCGCACGCGCAGGGCCTCGAAGTCGTGCCCGATCCGATCCCGGGCGGCGTTATGGTGTGGAGCGGCGGAAAGGGCGGCTATGGGCACGTTGCGTTTGTAGAAGCCACCAAGGACGGCGCGGCGATCTGCTCGGAATCCGAATACTACGGCAAGGCGTGGACGCTGTACACCCGCAGACCCGGCACAGACGGCCAATGGCGCGATGGGTGCTATTGGATGGGTAAATCGTACCATTACGAAGGGTGCATCAAAAATCCGGCAATCAAGGAGGCCGAAAAAGTGACCTACGAAGAATTTTGCGCCTTTATGGCGCGCTGGCTCGACGAGCTGGCACAAAAACCCGCGGACGCGTGGGCCGTCCCGCTCATAAAAGAGGCCATCGAATCGGGCCTAATGACCGGCGACAACGCCGAGGAACCCTTCGAAACCTTCCGGCCTTGCAGTTACGTAAAGCGCGAGGAACTGGCGGGCGCGTTGCTGTCCGTCGAAAAGCACATATGCGACAAGGAATGCGACAAGAATTAAAACCCCGCAACCCCTATAAAACCAACTTCCCCCGGCATCGCGCCGGGGATTTTTTCTTTATAAAACTATATTTTTCAATAAAAAACGACTTTTGCACACTTTACCCACACTTTGTGCAAAAGCCGTTAGTCGTTGATTTTTCAAGGCTTGTCGTCCTCGGAAAAATCGTCGTCTTTGGTGGACCCTAGGGGGATCGAACCCCTGCGAAATGCCCGTTTTTCAATGGTTTTGGGGATTTTGTCGCATTTCTTGTCACATAAGGGTATACAAGATGTAGTTTGACGCACATTCCGTAATAGTGTTTGCATGTAATTGTTGCGGATTTCGAAGGCCCGGCGGCGTTCGCTTGAATAGGTGTCGAAGTATACCGATTTCATGATGTGATCCGTTGCCCAGCCGCCGTCCTGCTGTATGTAGGTATCGGGGATGTGCAACAGCATTCCGATGCTCGCGAAATAATGCCGCAGGTCGTGGAAGGTGATGTCTAGGCCCGCGCGATCCATAATGCGGCGGTATTGGTCGTATATTTGGTCGTGGTTAAGCGGGATTATGAAGTCGGATTCCTGCGGGGTGTCGGCTAATAGCTCGCGGATGTGCTCGGGAAGCGGCACGCGCCTTTTACTGGTGGCCGTCTTCGCGGTGTCCTTGAGGGTGGGAACCGTCCCGACATCTACCAGCACGCGCCGGATCGTGAGGAAGTCCCCGCGGATGTCCGACCACATAAGGCCGCGTATTTCGGACATACGAAGACCGCACCACATCGCCAGCAGGCAGGGTAATTCGACCGGCGTTCCGTGGATCGCGGCGAGCACCTCGGACGGCTCCGGGTAGTCCTTGGGCGTACGTTGCCGTTTAGGGAGCCTCACATCGAATTTGACGCGCGAAACGTGCCAAAGGGCAGAACTTATCAAGGCCCATTCGTTCGAGAGCGTTTTCGGCGATATTTGGCCTCTACGGCCAATCCTGCGCGCCTCCTCGTTGATGGCCTGTTGCACGAGCTCGTCCGTCAAGGTGTCGACGCGTACTTCCATTAGGTGCGAAAATGCCGTTTTTCTTATTTTTTCGTACCCGGAAACGGTCGTCGGTGATAGTGTGCGGCACAGGTCGATATATTTGTCGACCGCGTCACAAACTCGCGTTAAATCGGCGATTTTTGGCCTTGTGGGCGGCCCTATTAGCCCTTGTTCTACCGCGTAGGAGTACGCCCGCGCCTTTTCGAGGCATTCGGCCCGGGTGTCCGCCTGTATGCTTTTATATGCCCGGCGGCCGTCGGGATCACACCCAAGTAAAACCCTTATGCGCCATTTGCCGGAAGATGTCTTCGTCGGCTTCTCCATGCGCTTTTGCCTCCTGTTCCATTTCTTCTGTCGGGCGGTCGTGCTGGTAAAAGTGGCCGCGCCTTATGTGCTCCAGCTCGTGCAGGTACGCTTCCTCTTGCGCGTCGCTGGATATGAGCGAATTTAAATAGACGTTATAATCGCCGTTCGCGTCCTTGCGCGTGTCCGCGTGGATTGTGTACGGCATTGGGATGTAGCGAACAATGATTGCTTGCATTAACATGCCTCCTGTACGGTGGCAATTATTCCCCGCTAAAGGCGTTCAAAATCTTGATAACGCGTTCGATGTCTTCCGGCGTGGCCTTGTCTGCGGCTTCGAATAGGTCGCGCATTTCCGGGCGGCCTGCAAAGGCGCGTTCCAGTACCTCGGCGCGGATGTCTTCGGGATTTTCCACAAGGTCCGCTTTACTGCATCCGAAAAGGTTTGCCATTCTTTCGATTTTGTCTATTCTCGGATAAGCGACCGCGCGGCACCAATCGCCGACGGTAGACACAGGGACGCCGATTTCTTCGGCGCATTCCTTAATGGTCATATGCTTATACTCCAAATAGCGGCGGATATTCTTTGCCATTATTTCCTTATTACCAAGGTTGTTTTTCATTTGTTCGCATCTCCTTTCAATCAATAAGGGGTAACGCAATTATAGAACAAAAGCCGAGAAAAGCAAAACAAAAATACGGAAAATCCGAAAAAACCATTTGACAAGCCGTTTTTATAGGCGTATATTTTAATTGAGCCGATTAAACCGGCTCACGAAAGGATAGTTACGAAGGGAGCAAACAAGATGGCAGATTTAATGAAGATCAAGAAGGCATTGCAGAAGACCATAAAGGCCATGCGCAAGGACGGCGAGGAATTCCCGAAAGCGATGATGACAGGCCAGCAGATGGAGAAGCGCACGGCAACCGTTAATTGCGGCGGCGAGTGGCGGCCCAAAGAATCGCGGAAACGTGCCGAAAACGTCCTCGCGGCGGACCTATTCAAGGCCTTTTTAGCAGAAGCAGGCGCAACAGCACGCCTCGAGCACGTAGAACGCTTCGACGCGTGGCAAATCCGCATCACCTATTAAGACGCGCACACCAAGCCGAGCCGGGCGGCGAATCCCGGCGTATATGGAGGGATGAAAAATGACATTCAAACAGGCATACAAAATCGCGATGGAGAAATCCGCGAAATTCCGGGAATTCGATGCCCGCGTAAAGGCCGCGCAAAAGGCGTTTAACCCGCCCGATGATGGTTCCGCATATAGCGGCGAAGATGTCGGCGTTCTTATCTTCACGGTTTCCGCTGGTGAATCCTTCTATTATGGATTCGATGGCGTCGACCTTCACGCAGGGAAGCACACCAAACGCAGGGCGGCAATTTTGACCGCACGCGAAGAAGTGTTGCTCATTTTATAAGCGAT